CTATAACAGGCTTCTCCATGTACTTGGTTGATTTTATATAGAATTTTGCATCAAAAGTTGGAACCTTACTTTCGAGCAAGGCAAGAGCATCTAACGCTTCTTTCTTCTCTTGCTCTAATTGTTCAATTTCCTTTTGAACCTCGACCGCCCTGAGCTTAGCTTCTGCAATCTTTTCAGCTTCACGCTTTGCTTTGATCTCATCGCGCTTCATTAAAATTTGCGTCTTTGTCAGCCCATGCAGCTTGGTTGATGCACTTTGAATTGCTAAATCAGGATTTGCAGCTATTTGAAAAATATTACCTGCACCGTCAAATGCAATAACCATAATCGCCTTTTGAAGCTCCTCTCTTTCTGCCACCGTCAGATTTTCTTTCATCTTAGCCATTGAGGCTTGAAGAGCTTCTTTTGATGTTGCATCAATCGTGACTTCACCACATCCGATCAATACCATTGTTAAAATGGCAATAACGACCTTTTTCATAATCTTCCTTAATAGATATTTATTATATTGATAGCTGTTAATGGCACTATCGCCCTATAAGCTACCAGTTTCTGCAACATGGTCAAGAACGGGCTGAACAAACATTTCTCGATTATTATTAACCACTTCTTGAACGCTGGCCCCGTCGAGTGCTTTTATCTCTATCGACTGCTGAATGACTACCTCACCACCACGACCGGCAGAGTCAGCTGGCGGGGTTATCGAGTTATTTGGTAGTCCTTGGTCAAATGTAGTTGCGCCAGACAGCCCCCCTCCTCCACCAATGCCTCCAGACTCTAATTGCTGCAAGCGCATTAAACCTGCGGCCACGGCAGCAGTAGCTGCAAGCGCACCAGCCGGTGGCCCACCCCATTGAGCCGCCCATTTGTAAGCATGCATTGCAGCCTCTGTGGTGCTGATACCTATGTTAATTTTTGCAGCAAGTTTCCCAATCGCTGCCAGCTTTTTGTTTCCAGACTGGCTAAGAGTTGCGAGATCGGCAAAGAAGGTTTTTGTTCCATCAACATGACTTCTAAATTCACTGGACTTTAGAAACGCCATGCGCTCTTGATGTTCCTTTTCATTTCGCTCTAGAATATCGTGGCCATCTTTTTGAGCAGTAACTGCCGGATTTTCAGCCCCATCACCTGAGCCGAAGCCCATTTTGGCGGCATCATTAGCTACTTTTTCGGCCGCAGCCTGAGATTTTGCCCGAATCTCATCGAAAAATTTCTCAATTTTATCTGTTGGCAAATCTTCCATTGCCAGTGAATGCAGCTCATCTTTTAGCTCTTGTGTTCGTTCTGCTGCACCTTTTGCCAATATAGATAGCGCGTTATTGGAAACATCGATTTTCATCGAGTCTGGAGCAAACAAGTTTATGGTATCGGCCACGGTGTTTTGTAGCTGATCCATACTGACTATGGTTTCAGAAACAAATGCCGAAACAACATATTGCGTTGCTTTAAAGGCTATTTCTATACCTCGAATGCCATTGCCCAGGTACCCAATGCCAATAGTGATCATTTCTAAGCCATCGATTACCTCGTCTCTAAAGCCATCGGCTCCTTTTGTCGCATCCGTAAACATATCGGCAAAAGTTGTAACGAGCGGGGCCATTTCCACTGTCAATGAGTTACTAAAGCCGGTGAATGCGGCAGAAGCCCGGGTCATTGCATCATTGGCGGCCTCTACTTTTGCTGCGTCAATTCTTGAAAGAGTGAGACCTAGTTCCCGAGCTTCTTCTTTTAATTGATTTATTCCCTCGCTACCAAGCTTGGCAGTATTGATAAGCGAGACACCCTCGCGACCAAAAACAGCAGCGGCAAAAGCAGCCTGCTCTTGCTGTGTGTTCATTCCGGCTATCTTGTCTGCAAGTATATTAAACTGGTCGGCTGGTTTTTTTCTGAAGAAGTCTTCAGTTGCAAGATCATACTTTTTGAGCATGGCTGCGCTGGCACCCAAGCCCATCTCGGCCTCACCCATCCGCTTAACCATGCGCTCGATGGATGAATCTAGTTTTTGCTGGCTAACACCCGTCAGCTCAGCGGCGTGGCGAAGCCCTCCTAAGTCTTCAGTAGTGATACCTAGCCGGTCGGACTGTTTTGCCAAAGCATCGATATTTGCGCTGGCTTGCTTATAAATAACGGCAAGCGAAGCCGCAGCAGCACCACCTAGGGCAGCAAAGGTTTTACCAGCTGTATTTACATGCTCTCGGGTTTCCTTAGCCCAATCTCGGGTTTTCCCTTTTGCACGTTTTAACTCACTGTTAAAAGCAGCTGATTTTGCGGTTAAATTCACCACCAATTCAGCAACGGAAAGCGTCTTTTTTGCCATGTTTATTTGCCGTTCAGCATTTTCAAGGATTGACTAAGCATGCGCATCGATTCAACAGATGGAGTCGCGAGTGATTGTGATATGGTTCGTTCTGGAAATATATCTGAAGGCTTTAAGGCGTTATGTGCTGTCAGACGGCCAATGAAATTAGCCAATGTCGCCGTGATCACACCTGCTCGGTGATTTTCTACTCTAAACCCCCACGGTTCTAATGAAAAGAAGGCTTGCCAGTCTTCCATTTCTTCAATTGTGAGTGATTCAAGTAAATCACTCACCCTAGGAATACCTAGGGCAAGTGCTAGTCGATGGTAGAATATCTTTTCAGGGTGATCGTTTAGGGCTTTACGGCATCTGCGCCTTCTTTTTTAACGATGCCGTTAAACTCTAAAATGCCAGTGTAGAGCGCGGTAATTGCCTCCGCGTCCTGACTAGCCAGCAGATTTAGATCATCATCACTGAACATACGAGAGCCATCTTCGTTAACAACAGCACGAACGATGGTTTGCAGCGCTGCATTTTGCGCAGTGCTCTGGTCCGAATAATATTCAGCTAGCTCATCACGCTCTGCAACTGATAATTTCTTAACCAATAACGATCCGCCCCACTGCTCAACGTCCACTTCAGTGGTCTTCAGTTTCTGAGATTTAATGTCGGTTAGCGTGAGCATCATTAAGCCTTAGACTGTGCATTAACATTAAGCGTAAGCGTGATATAGGTTCCATCTTTTATCGCTGGAGCCGTCTCTAGCTTTTGCACCCATGCTGTAATCGTTTGGGTTTCGATTACTTGGCCATTCAAAGCATACTTATATTCCCAGTTTGCTTCTTCACCACTGTCGAGCAGACTGAATAGATTCGCAATCTCGGTATTGGTTGAGTCAGCCTCAATTTTGAAGGCTAGTGGACTAACCTTTTTCATACCTGCGCGGGTGGTTTCGAAGTCGCTAGCCGCACCAGAGTTATCATTGGCTGCGCGCTCAATCGATACCGCTGGCAATGGATCTTTCAACTCACCGATCAGATTAAATGTTCCCGGTGTGCCACTGTCTTCTAATCCAAGTGAGGCAACACCAGCGCTAATATCAGACATATTAAGTCTCCCGATATGTACAAGTTAAGGTTATGGTTGTGCGGTGTTCCCGCGTTTTTTCATCAAAAAACTGTGATGTATCCAGCACTTCGATAAGATTAAAGTCGATTGCCTCACGAGTCCCTTTGAATCCATGGACTTGGCTCACTAAGGATTGAGCGACCACCCTCATTTGAGTGTATTTAGGCAAAAAGACATCAATTTGAATATCAGCCTTCTTTTTACCCTCTACACCAGAGCCATCAAGATCAGCCGGACGGTCGTCCACGAAATAGCGAACAGCAGGCCCTTTTACTTTTTCCGGCACTATTGCTGGGTAAATATGATGGCCGAAGGTGTCCGCTATATCTGGGTTTTCCAAAATAAGAGAATAAATGGCGCTATCTATCATCGCTTTGCCTTCTCAATATTCTTTTTGAGCTTTGTGGCGAATCGATCAATTACACCAGCCACGTGCCTTTCTGCTGTTTTATTCATCCAATGCATAGGCAAGATGTATTTCGTGCCATAGTTCAACATTGCAGCCCAGTAAGCGTGAGCTTTGCTGAACACACCCACCTTGATCTTTGTGGCATGGTCACCATCTGCCTTTACGCCTCTGCGCTTAATGGTTTCAGCAAGGTGCACTCGACCAACTTTATGCTTGTTATTGCTACGCTCCGGTGAATCATCAAATGGGGCGCTAGCTTTCATATCATCCAGCATTGGTTTTGAGGCATACATCATCGCGTTTTTAAGCGCCTTCTCTGCTGTTTGATAGTCAAGTTGTTTAATGGCATCTTCTAAGCCATCCAGCCCTTGAATAATGTCATCATCCGCCATGCATAAAAGCCGTGATCTTAATCGCTTCTCGAGTGCCGTCCGGATCATGCGCATCAGCGATATTTAGCAGTTTGCCATCCCAGTTGATGCGCATATTGTTATCAACCCCATCAATGTGGTGACAAATAAACCAATAGGTGGCTACCGATACCAATCGGCCACCTGCATCCAATTCACCAGCTGTTTTATTGGTCACCTTGGCCCACGCCTTAGTGAATTCTTGCCATTCAACCTCGTCTTCACCAAGGGTGTTTTTGGTAGAAACAGGTCTTTCAATAACCACTAGCTGATTACGCTGGCCGATGGAGGTTTTATTCATGAGATCATCGGCACCCAATAGCTTTGCCACAGATAGCCGATGGCTTTCGGTATTTCTGCGCTTTCACTTCTATTCACGTAAAGATGAGCAATCAAGATGAGGCATCCAGCACGGATCTCATCATTCATTACCTGTGAATAAACAGGTGCATCGAGATCAGCATCCAATGCTTCTTGAGTCGCGTAAAGTTTGCGACCGGTAAACTCACAAAAGCGCGATAAGGCAGCACTAATATAGATTTGAATCAAGCTGTCCTCGTGATTATGAAGCACCCGAAGGTGCTTTTTTGCATCTTCGAGTGTTATCACTATTCAGACTCTTTTTCTTCAGTTTTCGGTTTAGCAGTGTGATCGATTGGCACTGCCTTCAGTTCTTCTGTGCAGTATTTAATACCTGCTTCACAAGTGCTGACACGACCTTTCTTAATTAAACCCTCTAGATCGGCTGCAGGAAGGTTTTTAACCAAGTCGTTTGGTTGATAGCTTTTTTGACCGACATTGATCATGCTGGTCACACGAACAACATCTGCACTTTTTACCGTTGATTTTGACATTATTTTTTCTCACGATTTTAAAGAAAAAAGGGGCCGAGGCCCCTAGCCTTTACGCTGCTGCGTTTTGTAGCACCTTAACTGCACCACCCACGTCTAACAGCTTGCCGTCTGAACGCTGGAAGCCAATAAAGCCAACCTGACCCTTAGTGGTAAATGCACTGTCAGTCATGCGGAACATCATCAAGTTCATAACGTCGCGAATGGTGTAGTGAGAGAAGTCACCGAAGGCAACCGACTTAGCATTCGCCGCAAAGTCCGCCATGTTTTGATTGATGGTGTAACCGTAGTTGTAAATGCGGTCTGGATCGCCCGCTTCAACACCTGGTAACCATAGTGGGCGGTTGTTGGCGTCTTTAAGTAAGGACAATTCACGTAGAGTGTTGTCGTTGAACATAAAGCGGCAATTTCCGCTATCGCGGTATACGGGATCAACCGAGTGGATCAGCTCTTTAAGTTCTTCAAAGGTAACACCTGAAGTCGCTGCACCAGTTTTACCAACAGCAGCGCCAGTCACTACCCCTTGAGGCTGACCGGTGCCGGTTCCGATGGTAAAGTGTTTGTTTTGAACGCGAGCCAGACGCATACCCATCAATCGGATGATGTAAGACTCCAGATCAATGCCACTGTCTTGCATTAGCTCAAACGGAATCGCAATCGATTTAGAGCTGTACTTGTAAGCACCCATCGATACAGTCCCGAAGGTTGTATCTTCTGCTGTCGCACTGGCGTTTTCACCAACGATTTCACCTTCTTCTGCAGTCGCGTCAGTGGTAGGCATGTCCATGGCATTGCCAGTTGCGGTAGAAAGAACCGTTGCAACTGAGCGCATACCACCAAAGGCTTTCATGGTTTCAAGCAGACGTGATACAAATTCACGATGAGTCAATGCTTGGCCGTTGTTAGCCTCTTGCGTGCCCATCGCATTGTTGGCGCGCTGCACTTCGTTACGCATAAACGTGCGCTGTTCGTCGGTCATGTTTTCAACACCACCACGCAGCCACGAGTTCATGCACTCTTTGAGTTTCAATTCACGATGTGCCGATTCATCGTTAGAAATGTTCAGCTGATCAGCTTTATCCTTGATGCGCTGCTCTTGAGCATCCGAGATCTTCAGCGTGTCTTCAAATGCGGCGATTTGACGATCAA